GGCACAGGAGATAGTGAACTTACATTCACAGTTGATGACATCAATGAATTACTAGAATCTATTGGTGCAGATAAACTTAAGAAACTCTGGACAGTATCAGGTCGTGTAGAGTTTACTATCACAGACATAGAAGCAGAGTCAGAAGACGATGCTTACCAAATAGTTGAAAACGGAATTCAATTAGAACTAGATGGTGGTTCCGTTGATGATTGGTCGTTAGATATTACAAGCACTGACGAACAATAGTATTGGCAGGCTGTTATGTGGGTGGTCTAGTCAGCCACTAAGGGGACCACATAATTACCAATGCCACGCCAAAAAGAATGGTGTCATATACCCTTCCGTCTGATACCATTCTCTAAAGAGAACGGGTTAGTTCTGATTAGTCTCCTTTCTAATCCGTTCTCTCTTAGAAGGAGACAAGGACCCAATGGGACAATTACAAATTGAACGTGATAGATACGGAAGACCGCTAGTTAAACCACCCAAAGGTGGTAAACCAATTGCATACACAAGGGCTACAACAATAGCCAACAGTCTTGATGACCCATCAGCATTGACCGCTTGGAAGATGCGTATGGCAGCAATAGGTTTAACAATACGCAGTGATTTATTATTAGCAATTAACGCGTCGCAAGATGACAAGATGGCTATTAATAAATACATAGAAGATGCAATGGAAGTAGCAGGTGCTAGTCGTGCAGCCACGATAGGTACAGCACTACACGCATTTACAGAAAAGTTAGATTTAGGACAAGAACTAGGTCTTATACCAGATGAGTGGGCAGGGGACATTCGTGCCTACGAAGAAGCAACAAAGCAACTAGATAAAATCTTTATAGAACAATTCTGTGTGTTAGATAAATATAAAATTGCTGGCACACCAGACAGACTTGTTGAATATAAAGGAGAAAGATTCATTGCAGATATAAAGACAGGTCGCATAGACCATCCAAACAACATAGCAATTCAATTAGCAATCTATGCTAACGGGTTGCCTTATGATGTGACAACGGCAACCCGAGGTAAATGGGGTGAAGTTAACAAGGATAAAGCAATCATCATACATCTTCCTGCAGGTACAGGCTTGTGTAAATTAGTCTGGATTGATATTGCAGAAGGATGGAAAGGTGTACAATTTGCAATGAAGGTAAGACAATGGCGAGACAAAAAAGGTCTTGTCGTTCCATTCACAGAGTAAGGAGAAGGTAGTGTCTTCAACCGAAGCACCAATCAGTATCACAGTAAAGTCAGCAGCAGGCAGTTTGATTACAGTCCGTGCCGAAACAGGAAACCAATTAGATAACCTAGTAGCAGAAGCACTGGAAGCAATCAAGGCTGCAGTAACAGAACTAGAGGCAGCATCAAAAAACCAATCTAGCCCAGCACCTATGTCAACCGCACAAGTGGCAGCAAGTCTGGGCGCATCTATTGTTGAGACAGGTTCAACATATCCTGCTCAGGAATATAACTTTCCACCAACAGCAACCATCGGTGGTGGTAAGAACTGTCCTCACGGAAAGATGACAGCCATTCAAGGAACAGGTAAAGACGGTAAAATGTACCGTGGTTATTTCTGTCCAGCACAAAAAGGCGCATTAGATAAATGCAAAAATGTTTATGCAAGAGTAGGTACACCAGACTGGAATACTTTCGTAGCAGACCAGGTAAAGTAATTGCGTACATTAAGACGTAGCATCAGCAAAGCAGAGGTGGGTGGCGAACCATTGCCACCAGCAGAGCAATTATTAAAGCGAGACCCAAAGCAAGCAGAAGAAGTATTGGTTATGAACAATCACTTGTTCTGGTCATTTGAGTCAACACCTACATTAAAAGATTTAGATGATGAAGTATCTGCATTTGAAACTGTATGGGGCAGAAGCCCAACACTTATAGTTGTAGATAACTTAATGGATATAGCAATGGATGGACACGAAGAATTCCAAGGTATGAGAGCAGCAATGAAAGAGTTAAAATATCTTGCAAGAGATACAAACTCAGCAGTGCTTGTTCTTCACCATACCAAAGAAGGTTTTGACGGCTATCCTTGCCAGCCACGCAATGCTATTCAGGGTCTAGTCAATCAGATTCCTGCAATGGTATTGACAATAGGACAAATGAAACAGGGTGATGATACCTTCTTGTGTGTAGCCCCAGTCAAGAATAGATATGGACGAGCAGACCAGACAGGTAATAACTATGTCAGCCTTTCATTTAATCCAGACAATATGTATTTAGACGATGTTCAAATCAAGTATATGCAGGAGACCGTATATGGAAATTAAAGTTTGGGATAGTTCATTTACTAAAGAAGATATAGAAGTATTAATAGGAAGAGTACTTACTGAAGTTGAATGGGATATAGTTGCCGATGAGTTATACAACAATGATGAACTATATGATTTAATTAATCGTAAAGTTTATGAAATAGTCAGAGATTCGGTAGGACTTGAGTAGCGCAGCAAAACGTAAAGGTAGTCAAGCAGAACGAGATGTTGTTGCTTGGCTTAAGACCAATGGCTACAAGTATGCAGACCGCAGGTTAGCAGGAGCAACCCTAGACAAAGGCGATATCAGCGGTGTGCCAGGTGTAACCATTGAGATTAAGAACCACGCCAAATTAGATTTAGCAGGATGGACAGCAGAGTTAGAAATAGAGATGAAGAACGATAGTGCTTGGACTGGTGTGGTCCTACATAAACGCAAGGGCAAAGGTAATGTAGATGACTGGTATGCAACTATGCCAGCAAAAATATGGATAGAACTCATAAGGGAAATAACCAATGCAAAAAGAAATTAAAAATATTATTAATGAATTAGAAGAAAAAGTTATGACTCATAATAGATTAGCCCTTATGTATGAAGGACAAGAAGATAAAGCAGGCGAACAATTACATTTGGCTGCTGCATTTTCTTATGAGATGGCACTACAAATTGTAAGAAAACATACTAATGAAGAAAGGATGTTGAAACTTGTTAAATGAATTAATGTTTTTGTTTGCCTTACTTCAGCAAGAATTGTTAGGATTATTACTATGGATAAGCACAGCATTGCTGCTTACTTAGAGCATATCGGCGCCAGCCTGCCTGCTGTGGGCAGTGGCTGGCGAAAGATACGCTGTCCATTTCATCCAGATAAACACGCATCAGCAGGTGTAAATTTTGATGAAGAAAGATTCAAGTGCCACGGATGCGGTGTCGGTGGTGATGTTTACGATTTAATTATGCAAAGAGAAGGAGGTAACTATCGTGAGGCTGTCAAATTCGCAGAGACAATTTCTCCTACAGGCAACACAAGAATACGCCCAGCACATACATCAAGCAGAAGATTATCTGGCAACTCGGAATCTGTCGGTAGAAGAAGCAAAGAGATTTCATTTAGGAGTAGTGGACAATCCATTACCAGGTCACGAAGGATACAAGGGTAAGTTAGTTATTCCTTACATAACACCATCAGGTGTTGTTGACTTAAGGTTCCGTAGTATCCACGGCGAAGACCCTAAATACATAGGTCTGCCAGGTGCAAAGACAACAATGTTTAATGCTCAGGCAGTGCTAACAGCAGAACAATACATATGCGTAACAGAGGGTGAGATAGACTGCGTAACAGTATCAGTCAAAACAAATCACCCATCAGTAGGTATTCCAGGCGCTAACAATTGGAAGCCCTACTATACAAAAATATTAGATGACTTTGAAGTAGTTATAGTCTTAGCAGACGGTGATACTCCAGGGCTAGAGTTCGGCAAAAAGATTAGCCGAGAACTAAACAATGTAAATATAGTTCAGATGCCAGAAGGACACGATGTAAACAGCATTGTGATACAGGAAGGAGTACAGTTTTTAGATGACAAAATCAGAAAATGTTTGGGAGAGTAAAGGAGATATGGATAAAGTCTGGGATTATATAAAAGAAAACCCACGACTTATCGGAGTTATAGAAGAAGTCTTAGTCCAAGATGCTATGCTTCAGTTTGAATCCAAGATGAAGGAGATATTAAATGAAGGACATCAATAATCTAGATGAAATACTTACAGACCTAAAGATAGTTATGGTTCAGAAGCATCAAGACTACGGTCCATACAACATAGCCCACGCTCCAGGCGGTGCTATGAATGGACTATTAGTTCGTATGCACGACAAAATGGAACGCTTACAAAATTTGTTTTATAAAAGAAACAACACGCCGAACTATGAACCTATAGAGGATACGCTGAAAGACTTAGCAAACTATGCCATAATAGGACTATTGGTACAAAGAGGTCAGTGGAAGGGCGTTAACGAAAACCGTGATAGTTCACCTAACGAAGGATGAAGTTAGGGTCTGCACTTTATTAGCCGTAGAAAGATGGCTAACTAAGTTTGGCTCAGTTGATAGACCTACAACCTTCAATGGTCTGTGCCTTGGTATCCTAATGAATTACACAAGGATAGAAAAGATATACCTGATGTTGGCAATGTTGAGATTAGAACTGTTAGAACTCGTGACTCTATACCTTTCTGGAAAAAAGATATAAACAAAACAATCTTTGGTGTTAAAGTTTTAGATGAAGAATATTATTCATCTGTCCAGATTTATGGCAGTTTCAATGCTAATGATTATATGAGGGCTGAATATACTGATACTCAAATAGATGGCTGGAGGGTTCCTGTTTCGGAAATAAAATGAACGATTACATAGACAAGTATGATTTATTAGTTGCATCCCTAGCAACTGAATACCATAGAAAATATCCTATGGTTGAGACGCTAGATATCCAACAGATACTATGGCTATGGTTTGTTACCCATCCATTAAAGTATAAAGAATGGTCTGAGTTAGACCAAAAAGATAGAGACAAATTAATAGCAAAGTCTTTAAGAAATGCAGCAATCAAGTATTGTGAAAAAGAAAAAGCCAAGACTGTTGG